GTGCTCACAGATACTAAGTTACGAAAGTCGCTCGGAAAGCGCAGGGAGAAGGTTGAGGTTCTCTCTGATTCAAACGGACTGAATGTGCGTCTAAGCATAACCGGTTCTATCACATTCTTCTATCGGTATCGCTGGCAGGGCAAGCCTGTGCAGTTAAGCATTGGTGACTATCCAACTATTTCACTCTCTCAGGCGAGAGACAGAAGACAGCAGTTCAGAGCGTGGTTGAGCGAGGGGTATGATCCCCGGCAGAAAGTGCTGGTGGAGAAGGCTGAAAGAATAGAAGCGCTGACAGTCGATGAGGCCTATGAGTACTGGGTGAAGCATTACTGTATCCCGGAGGGGCTCATTAAAATTGATGCGAACGGTAAAAGCTTCAAAAAGCACATTAGCCCGCGGCTAGGGAAGGCTATTGTGGACCAGACAGTGAAGGCGAACTGGCTTGAGGTTTTCGATGCAATGGGGAGGAGTGTCATATCAGGTGAGATGCTGTCTCTGACCAAGCGTGCTTTCCGGTTCTGCCACAACAGGGGAGTAATCAAAACCAATCCACTGGAGTCGTTACGAAAATCGGATGTCGGTATAGCAGCGAAGATGAAGGAGAGGCGGCTTTCAGATAGTGAGATAAAGCAGGTGTGGGATACTCTTTTCTCTCTGCCTCCCTCTCAACAACTGGTAATCAGGTTCATGATTCTAACCGGATGCCGCGCCGCAGAAATAAGAAAGTCGAGATGGGAGTGGTTCGATTTCAAAGAAAGGTCCTGGACTGTGCCGGCAGAGGATTATAAGACCGGTAAAACTATTCGTCGTGCGTTGCCGGATACTGCGGTCAGGCTTCTGCAAGAGCATCAACGCGGATCAATCACTAAGCACGTTCTGACTCCAGCACAGTTCCGGGATAAAGAAGATGTCCCACCTGGGCAGACGCTTGTCTCGACGTACTCAATGCAGGTAGTGCGTAAGAACGGAATGAAGGAGTGGTCATTACATGATTTGCGGAGAACGGTGGCCACGCGCCTGTCCGAGCTTGGCGCTCCACCACACGTTATAGAAAAGTTGCTCGGACATCAGATGGGCGGGGTTATGGCCAGATACAACCTTCATGACTATATGGACGATCAGCATGAATGGCTGGATATCTGGCAGAAGCATTTGCAGGAGATTATTGGGTATCCCCTTTAGCAAAGTTGACCTTGTCTTCCCATGACTTGATTTCTGACTCACGCCAGCGCTTCGGATTTCCGGGGATGGTTGGTTTCGGGAATGGGCATGAAAAGCTGGATGGCATACGTGCGGGAGTGCTCCAGAAATAGAGCGTGCTGCGCGATATTTTGTAGCGCGCAAGGATTTCGCTTGTAACCAGGATGCTGTCATTCATCTGTGATCTCCAGAAAAAGAGCGCCCGGCGCGGGGCCGGGCAAAATGGGGGATAACTGAGCAGTGCTTTCGCACCCAATAGCCAGCTCATAACTGGCTATCAGTTGCTTGACATCCTCCCCGTCCTAAAGGAAGGGGATTCCTACAGCTAGACGGCGATGCCCCGCCGCGAGAATGTTCTTTGCGGCGTTCACGTCGCGGTCATGAGTGGTTCCGCACTCACAACAAGTCCATTCTCTTATTCGCAGGCCTGCTCTACCTTTCGGACTGTTGGCGGAGATAGCCCCGCAACACGAACAAGCTTGGGTGGAATAACTTTCGTTGACCACTTCAAACACCACTGACCGCGCAATCGCTTTATATTCCAGTTGTGTTTTGAGCATGAACCAGCCAGCGTCCAAAATGCTTTTTGCCATTTTGGTTTTAACCAGTTTCTTACTGCTCGCGTCGCCTACGAATATTGCCGCATGGCTGTTAACCAGCGCCGTGCTGTACTTGTGCAGGGCATCTTTGCGGCGGTTCTTAATTTTGGCGTGTATGGCGCGTACACGGGCTTTTTTGTTTGCACGCTGTGCCTTTCCTAATGCAGGCTCCAGATCTCGATAGAATCTACCGGCAATCAGCGGATCACCTTCTGACGGGGTGGCGTAGTCTTTCAGCCCTAAATCGATACCCACGGCGGAAGTGGCCGTTGATGGGACAGTTTCGACCTCTACGCAAACATTGAAGTACCAGCGTCCACGGCTGTCTTCTGAAAAGCTTCCAGCACGGAATTTAAATCCTCCCAAGCCGTAGCTATCCCAGACATTAAAAATCCTGCCAGCGAACCGCACCGCGCCATTTTTCCAGACAGCGCTGCCTATTTTAAACGGCACCCAACCCAACGAACGGCGAGATCCCCCACTGACTCGCCAGCGTAAGCGAGAGCGTTTAAATTGCTTCCGTGCCTTGCCGTGAATTGCTGCGATTTCCTGTACGGTATGGCTGGGGATGGTATACCCGCGCTCTTTTCGCTCTTTAAGGAGCGGTTTCTGAACATCAAACGCCGATAGCCATTGCGGTTTTTGCGCGCCAAAAAAGCCAGCGTTGCCGTATGCTGCGCTGGTTATCTCGTTTGCCAGATTAAAGATCTGATTGACCTCAAAGGCCATCTGCCGCAAAACGGCTGCGTGCTTGTCTTTAATTCGGACAGATAGTGTTTTGATCTGAATGTTCATGGTCGTATGTACATATAATGTGTTGATGTTCAGTTGATCGTCGTTATTTGGCGGGATGTCACCCGCCACACGGCGATGCGCTGATGCTGTTTACTTCCGCCAGGCGAAGCTAATTGGCTCCGGCGTAATCCACAGGTGGCGCATGTTCGCCACGTTCACCACATCATAATCCCGCGGGTAAATCTCCACGGCATCCCGATCCCCATAGCCAACGGCTGACTTTATCTCCTGCAATGCATCCCAACTGATGCCATCCTTCCACCGGCCAGAGCTGCCAATGCTGGTGGTGTTCACCGTCAGGCGAATAACACCGTTCTCTTCCTGAAACTCCTGAACAAGAAAGTAAGAGTTAGCCCACACGTTGCTCCGCTTGGGGTCGTGGCATCGTACCGGCCATTGCGATTCCGGTACCGGCTTGAGTATTCCGATCACGTCTCATGCTCCTTAATTTTTCGATGTGCTTTGCTGTTTCGATTTCTTCGGCGATCCGCTCAGCCTGTGCTTTGGTCAGCGGCTCGAATTCATGTTGAAAGCGGCCAATGCTGGCGATGCAGGTGCGACCGTTGCGGATGTAGTGGATTACTTCGTGGGTAGCGCGGAGGATTTTGCAGGACGCGCCGTGGGGATCGGCGTACCAGGTATTAGGCTGGATTATCCTGAACATTGGGCACCACCTTAAATTCGATTACCCAGACCCAGGGGTTGGCCTGCCAGTTTTCTTCGCCGTAGATGGACTTCCACAGTTCTTCCCACACCTGAAAGCCATAAGTAGCAGGGCGGAAGTCGTAAAGACCGCAGCCGATTTCCTTACAGATATCCCCAAGGGTAATGGCCTGCAATCGCTCAACTCGCACTCCGGTAATCTCCAGAGTTAGACGACTAGCCCAGCGCGGCATGTGAATCGAAGGCGTCCAGCGTATTTCATCAGCCAGCGGCACATTCTCGTAATGAGTTGGAACATGCTCAGGGTAATCCGCGCGATAAAGTTTCAGGTCCGGCGCGCCAGCACCAGCTTCAGCCCACGTTTCGCGCACCCAGATGCGATCGCCGACGGCACCGAACGGGCAGGTATAGCCTTCATTCTCATCAGCAACGCCAAATGCATCTTTCTTTGCAGGTTGCAGGTATCCGTTTTTATCGATCACGCCAGGTGTGTACCAGTGTGCGTTTAAATCCAGATCGTAACCGTTATGCGTTGGGTGGAAACCATCAGTCGGCTGAACCTTCATGATGCGCCGCGTCTGCGTCTTTTTGCCGTCGAGGATGGCGCGCACCATCTCGCCGTTGAAAATCATTCCGCGCTCTTTCACTGCAACCCCCTTTGCTTATTCTTCAGCTCGATGACGGATTGGCACTCTGCACACGTCTGGCAGCCGGGAACGGCAGCGCGCCGCGGTTCGGGAATTGGTTCGTCGCATTCTTCGCAATGCTCCGCTGAAACGGCATTACGGTCGATGCGGTGAGCGGAAAGGGCAGCGTTACGCTGAAGCTCTTCAATCTCTGCTGCGGTATCGATGATGTCCATGGTCAATGCTCCCGGAACTGTCGGTTAATTCGGTTGAAGGTGAACGCCAGCAATAAAAAAGGAGCTTTAAGCTCCCGGGTGATGAGTGCCTTCATGCTGCACGCTCTGTGATTTTCTGAATTTCAGATTCCAGATCTGCAAGGAAGGTCTTAACCTCAGACTCGATTTCGCGCGCCAGCTCTTCATCGAAATGAATACGCTTCTTGAAATAGGCGAGGTCAGGCGGCAGGCGATCATCGAAACTAACGAAATCACACCATTTCCGCCCGGTGCACATCATCTGTGCATGCATTTGCAGCATGTACTGGCGCTTTGGTTCACCGGTTTTCAGCGTTTCGATATGGGTCCAGGTATTGGGGCATTTGATTTCGATAAGCCCGTCGTCGTTTACAAGTCCGTCCGGGCTGGCTGCGAATCCGGGTATGGTTGGGTGATCGATGAGTCCAACTTCAGTGATTTCCGCATTGAACTCATTCAGCGCGTACATTTCGCGTGCCACTGGCTCAAGTTCAGTGCCGCGCATCATCGCGGCATTCGAAAACCCTTCCTCCAGCTTCCCGGTCAGCCGTTGGCAAATCAGCTCGGCCATGTAGTTCTGGCGGCTGGTGGAGTAGCCCGACTTAGTCCGGGCCATGACATCAGCCAGGCGACTGGCTGTGACCTTGCCGCAGCGCGCAGCAAACCATTCAGGGGTGCGTTGCTCTATCATTCAGCCTCCGTCTCTGCGACATTGACAGGTTCGGCGTTGTCGACAGCAAGACTCATGTCATACATGCGTCGTTTCTCAACTGCGCCGATCACCTGTTTCTCTTCGGCGCTCAGCGCCACCCAGAACTCCTGATACTTAACGGTTCCAAGGCGCGCGGCGGACTCACCTTTTGCGATCAGTTCCGGGCGGCGGCTATCTGATTCATGGCCCGCATGAACCTCTGCCGTTGTTCCTTCAATTACTCGCTCTGCCTCGTCCTGGTCGAAGATGCCAGCGAAACCAAAGGCCAGACGCGCGCACTGGATCAGCGTCTTGTGGCGAAGCATGCGGGTAGGGTGGGACTGCCATGGCTGAGTGTTGCGTTTGCACTCTCCCATGTACTCGGTGACGATGGTCGGGTGCTTACGGTCTTTGCGGTAAATCTTGCAGGTACACGCGCCTTCCTCCTTGTCGTAAGAGAACTCCATGCCGTCAAACTGAGGATGCTCGTTGATAATGCGAGCCCATCCATCAACGCCGACGACCGGGACAATCCCGCCTTTATCTGGGAATGCGTAAATCTCTTTGGTCCATGGGTTCAGGCCGTACTGGTTGGCGACGATCAACAGGGCTGTAAACTGCTCGTCCGTGACGTTGCCACCTTTGAACGCTGTATTCTTCAGCGTATTCATCAGGTCTGTACCGGCATCCATGCCGAGGCGTGCGGCCAGTTTCCCGGCCATGGTGGAAAGTGCAGTACTCATTGTTAAATCCCTCAAAAATTAAAACGGGCAGCCGGTACGGTGTTCCCAGTCGTATTCCGCCTGGGCGTAAGCAACTACCGAAATGAAATCGTTGTAGGCCTCGCCAGCTTTATCGCTGCGAAGCCCTTCGTATGGGCTGGAGTCTATCGGGATCGTGAAGTGGAAGAGGCCGGACGGCTCTTTAGGCATCATGTCGATGATTTTCTGCGCCCGGTCGTCGATCCACTTCTCTTTCTCGTCGGTGATCTGCTGCTCAGCCCAGCGCCGATCTTCGATGCGGTCGTAAGTGAGGTATGCGTTCATGGTTGCCTCAGTAATGAATTTTCGCGCAGGGGATCAGGTCATCTTTCAGAGCGGTAAGCACTTCGATAGCCTGCTCGCGGGTTAAGCTGGTTTGGCTGGTGAGCGCGTTAACGATGTTGGTGCCGACCGTCTTGCGGTGCTTAACGTCAGCTTCACGCTTTGCCTGCTCATCGGCGAGGCGCTTCTCTTCGGCCAGGCGGGCATCTTCGGCCTGTTTGGCCTTCAGGCGCTCGGCTTCAACCGCCGCGGCTTTTTCGCGTTCCGCCCGGGCTTCCGCTTCCTGCTTCTCGCGAGCTGCACGCTGTTCCGCTTCGACGCACTGGCGCTCCGCCAGTTCAGCGCGGGCTTTCTCTTCGGCTTCACGGCGCGCTGCGGCTTCAATCTCCGCTTTGTGCTTCGCTTCGGCATCGCGGCGGGCTTGTTCTGCCGCTTCCTGTTTCAGCCGCTCATCACGTTCACGCTGAGCCTGTTCCGCCAGACGGCGCTGCTCTTCGCGGTCACGGTCAAAATCCTTGTTCATCAGTAGAGCCATTTCGTGGTCCGCTTCGAACTTGGCAGCCAGTTCCTGATCGAACCTGATGTTCATCTCCAGCGCTTCGGCGTGCATCGCGTTCATGGCTTCTTCAGCCTTAATGCGTTCCTGCTCGGCTTCCCATTCGGTGAGTGGGCGGCGGGTCGCATCGCGCAGCTCGTCGCAGGCATCAACGAATCGCTTAATTTCGGCCTCAGCCGGACGCACAGCCTCTTTCAGGCGCTTCAGGTACTCACGGCCCGGCTTTTCGATTGCCGTCTTGCTGCGGGACACCTGCGCTGCCAGAGAGGCAACACGGTCACGGCCTTTCTTCGTGGACAGGTCCGGCACTTCGTTTACAGCCTGGCGGATTTGCTCAAGGTACGCGTCAAGGCCGCCCGCTACGTAAAGCACTGGGGCCTGTTCCGGCTTGATTTCGATGACAGTTAAGTCCGTTACTTCGCTCATGGTTTCTCCTGAAATTTGGATGTGCAGATCCCGCCCGCGTAATGCCAGGCCGATCGGTTGAATAGGGTGGTTACTGCTGCGCGATGGATTTCGCCGGGAACTCGCCGTTGCGGATGATGCTTTCTACCGGCCAGCACTCAGCTGACACTTTCTGCTCTGTAGCTGCCAGGCTGCATTCCTGCTGGCTGTCGTAAACGCCGAGAATGACATCCTGATAATCACCGTTGGTCATTGCCACGGTCAGGACGAGTGCGAATAAAGTTTCCATCAGTGAAGAGTCCTCCCGATGGCGACGGCGTAAAGGCGTTTTGCTTCTTCCCACGCCGGAGCATTGCGATGGAGCACCGCGAACGACGCGAGCCGTTGGGCCTCTCTGATCTGCTGCTGGTTTACCATGATTTCCTCTTGGCCTTATCGCGGCGAACGGAACGGTTAATACAAGACTTCAACGCATTTATTCAGTGTTTCAATGGGCGGTGGATGGCCGCCGGTTGTCATAAATGGGCAGACTCGAAAATATGCCTATGTATGGCCGATAAAAAACCCGCCGGAGCGGGTCATTCATTCTTTGGTATGCCGCAAAGGGCGTTTAGCGTTTCAACGGGAATGGCAAGTGCGGTGCTGGTCGCTTCACGGCGTTCCACCTCAGGCAAATATGGCACTGCCTCAGGCCACATCTCAGCCAGTTTTTTAACAGTTGAGACTTTGGTTAGAGCACCTTTAACCTGCAATTGGAAGGCATCAACTTCATCGTAAAGAACGTTGATGGTTACCGTCGATTCAGTGAGTCGGTCGTGTAATTTTCCAACTTTCTTCAGCGTGCTGTAACTTTCAGGAACGAAACCCGAATCAATTACAGGCGCGAAGGAAGCTCCGAAGAACAGGTCGCTTTCAAGATCGTGCTTACCAATATGTTTTCCACGGTGGCGATAGCGATGATCCAAACCGTTCCTGGCTAATTCGTGATACTCACCATTAATAATGACCTTTAAAATTGCAGTTTTAGCGCCGACCTTCATCTTGATGAAGGAGTTATCTTTGAAATCTTCCCGAGCCTTAGTTATTTGCTCATCGCTAGTGTTTTCCTGCTTGAGCAATGCCTGTCGAATTTCTTCAACAATTTTCGCCCTCTCATTAACCGCAGCTTTCGCTTTCTCAAACAATGGGGATGCGAGAAGCAGGTTATGGCATAGCTGATTTTTAATTTCGTTGTTAAGACGAATCATTGACTTACCCTCTGTCGTTACCCGCTGATGCGGGAGAAATGCTTTGTGGTGCAGCGCCGGGTGCTTATCTTCCGGTTGCCGTCGATGCAGCTGCAATTCACTGCACTACAAAACATTCCAGTTATTGCCGGGGTATTTATCCGCGCCCGGCGCGCGCTTTCCCGCTATTCCCCAACAGCAAGAAATCGCTTACTCTTTAAGCTCCCCAACAGTAGAAAGGATATGTTCATGCAAACCATGCGGACCGTGTGCCCTGACTGCGGAAGTGAGATGTTCAACCAGCCCGATGATTTTGACTTTGAGACAAATTTCACCGGCGTCAGTTGTGCTGACTGTGGTCGCGAAATCACTAAGGACGATGTTGTCAATCAGGCCACGGACACGGTCAAAAAACAGATCGACGACATGCTCAGGAATTCCCTGAAAGGAGCTGGCTGGAAGTTCAAGTAACTTTAAAAGCTCCCCGGTCTGGGTAAGCACTTCGCTGGCGTCTACATTGAGCAGTAGTGGCGCCATTTTTTTATCTGACATATACACCCCTCTGATTGTTTACCGTCAGCCCCTCGCAAAGAGCTGCTGGTAAATCGTTTAGCCATAATTGCCGCTCTTCCTGAGCCCGCCTATGGTCCGACGCATGGTTTACTGTCGCGCCGTTCGACTGACCGAATCTCCACTTCGCCGCTGGCTAACTTCGCTCAGCTGTCGATGTTTCGTTTCGATGGGGTGAATTTAGCGTGATGCTAAATTATGCGCAATAGCAAAATGCTAAATTGTTGAATGGTTTTATTTAGCGTATTGATTAATAAGCGATTAAAAATTTACAGCGAAGGAATTCGGGACGTAAAAAAGCCCGCGCGATGGCGGGCTTGAGGGGTTTTGCGTGAGGTTATGGGATGTTTAGTATTTTGGCATCAACCACAACGCCGATGATTTTGCAGTTTCCATTAATTTCTAGCATTGGATATGCGGGGTTAAGGGGCTTTAGGAAGCGTCTGCCGGCATCGATTACAAGCTTCTTAAAGGTCGCTTCGTTATCGCCTTCTAGCTTCGCGACAACCAGCTTTCCGTTGCGCGGCTCGACTTCAGGATCAACAAGTATCGCTGCTCCCTCGGGTATGCTCAGTCCAGCCGGGGAGGTCATAGAATCCCCTTTAACGTCCAGCCAGAATGAATCTTCTGAGCAGTCAACAGTCGTGTCATACCAGCGATCTATCGCTCTTCGGTGATAAGGTTCTACAGCTTCCATCCATTGCCCCGCGCTTACCCAGCTGATTACAGGATAACTTCCTTTTGTCTCGTTCAGTCCTCGAAATGCAACGTTCGAAGGTTCTTCACTGGCGTGTAAAACATCCATCCAGCCAAAAGGCAGATCAAGCGCAGTTTCAATTTTGCGAGCCATCTTATCGCCGATATTGCGATGAGGGTTTGGTCCCAGTAGCTGGCTAAGCGCAGCCGGACTTGTCTCGATGAGCTCGGCAAACTGCGCTTTGGTCATTCCAGACTCGTGCTGACGCTTCTCGTACAGCGCTTCCAGGTTGGCTTTTCTGATTTCTTTATTTTCCATACCTGCATTGTTACTGCTTTTAGCAAAATGATAAATGTGCAAATTGCTAAATGATGCTTGCGTAGTATTTAGCATAACGCTAAACTCCAAATCAAACAACTCACCCGGAGACACCAATGAGCACTGAACTACACCGCTGGCGCAAGGCCGCCACTACCGACGAATGGGCGCAGCTCGCAAAGTTGGCTAACACGACGCCAGGTTACCTGGACCAGATCGCCTACGGAAATCGCCGGGCATCTCCAGAAATGGCATCTGCTATCGAGAAAGGCACGAAGAATTTTCACCGCCAGGCTCCGGTCCTAAAAGAAAGCCTGGTATTCGCATCGCCGCGTGATACTGCGGCCTAACCACGAAAGGGAAAGCAATGCATTCACTTGCGTATCAACACAATACCGGAATACACCCGGGAGCGATGATAAACCGCGCTCAACCTAAGGCGGCGCCTGACCACGAAAAGATCCGCGATGCGGTCCGGGCATGGTCTTCGGCGCTGGACAATCAGGACGTCGTTTCGGCACTGATCATCAACGAATACCGGGAGCAGGGCGGGACCGCCATCAGCTTTCCTGACGACATCAGCCGTGCGCGCCAGAAGCTGTTCCGCTTCCTGGATAACCGTTTCGACTCCGAACAGTACCGCGAGAACGTGCGCCAGCTGACACCCGCAATCATGTCCGTATTGCCGCTGGAGTACCGCAACCGCCTGGCGCCGCAGAACGACACGATGTCGCTGATCGCTTCTGCGATGAAAGAGTGTGCTGAAGCTAAACAGGCCGTGCTTTTGGACGCCCCAGAGCATCAGAAGCTGAAAGAGGTAAGCGAGGGTATAGCTTCGCTGTTCCGCCTCATGCCGGAGCAGGTAGGCCCACTGATGACGATGGTCACGTCGATGCTGGGGGTTATGTGATGGGAAGTATCAAAAATGGCGAAAGCCAGTCTGCGCGAACAGAACTGGCCTTCAGATGCAAATCGTGTGCACTCATTGCAGGAGGAATAATGGCAAAAAATCCACGCTATTACCATACCGCTGTACATAAAAACATAGCCCGCGACCGCTTCATCCGCTCGGTTAACCCGATTGTGGCAGAGAAGATGCGCGCCATCCTGGAAGAATTGAAACGTAAGGAGAGTGGCCGTGGGTAACGTATCCAATTTAGCCGAAGCCAGAGAGGCCAGAAGGCTCCAGAAACCGCGCACGAATGACGGTAAGGGGTTTGCCTTGCTGCACCGTAAAATTATGGATGTGCCGTTCTACAAGGACGCTGAGGCGGCTCATTTATGGGTTCACCTGCTCCTGCGCGCTAATCACGAACAGACACTGGTATCGACTGATGTTGGCGATGTGATCTGCGAGCGCGGCGAGTTCATCACCGGGCGTAACACGCTGGCAATGGAAACGGGTTTGACCGCTGATCGCGTTAAATCACTGCTCCGTAAATTCCAGAATCTGGGCATGATCACCACCAAATCGAACAACCGTTTTACTGTTCTAAAAGTGGTCAAATATGACGAATATCAGTCAAATTTTTGTCCAGCCGATGTCCAGCCAGTGTCCAGCGCAAACGCAGTAATAACAATGCCTGTGGAGGATGTGTGTCCAGCCGATGTCCAGCCGGTGTCCACAGATAACAATATATTAAATAACTTACTACCTAAAGGTAGTAAGTATGTCGCAAATGACCAGAACCCCGCTGAAGAGAAAAAGTCCCGTTTGTCATGCGATGAAGTATGGCAATGCCTGAAAGACGAACTGCCTGAAGCCCGGGGATGGAGATGCCTCACTGATGAGCGACGCAATCTGATCCGCACCTTCTGGGGTAAGGCTAACAAGATTGCCCGCAACCTGGACGGCAAGCCGATGGATATGGACGGTTTCAGAAGCTATCTGCGATATATCGCTCAAAACTGCCGCTGGATGCTTGAAGACCGACCAGACCAGAAATCCGGGAAAACCTGGCGCCGCATGAAATTCGATAAGTTCCTGACCGAAAAGCTCTACATCGAAGTGCGCGAGGGGGATCGTGATGACCGCTGAATTCATGGCTGTGCCACAAAACCTCGAAGCGGAGCAGAGCGTTATCGGTGGCCTGCTGCTGGATGATGACAACAGCGAGCGAGTCCAGAAGGTTCTGGCGATGCTCAAGCCTGAGTCGTTCTACAGCCGACCTCACCAGCTGATCTTTGCCGAGATGCGCCAGATGTTCCGCGACAACAAGCCAGTCGATGGTCTGACATTGTTCGACGCGCTTGAAGGAAAAGGGCTCGCGGAGCAGGTAGGTGGCTTTGCTTACCTGGCGGAGATAGCCAAGAACACTCCAAGCGCAGCAAACATCGTGGCATACGCAGAATCAGTCCGGGAAGCCGCAATGGAGCGCTACGGTATCAACCGTCTGACCGAAGCTACTGAGCTGCTGTATTCCCGCAACGGTATGAGCGCTACGCAGAAGTATGAGGCCATTCAGGGTATCTTCACCCAGCTCGCAGATCATTCAAAAACCGGAAATCGTCGTGGGTTGCGGTCGTTCGGCGAGGTTATGGATGACTGGGTAGCAGATCTGGAAAAACGATTTGACCCCTCAGGCGAACAGCGCGGCATGAGTACCGGTATCCCGTCACTCGACCGGCTGCTGGCGCCGAAAGGTCTGGTTAAAGGCTCTCTGTTCGTAATTGGCGCAAGGCCAAAAATGGGCAAAACAACCCTGTACGGGCAGATGGCGATCAACTGCGCGGTTCGTGAGAAAAAGCCGGCGCTGATGTTCAGCCTGGAAATGCCAGGCGACCAGATCCTCGAAAAACTGGTTGGTCAGAAGTCGGGCATTAACCCGAGCATTTTTTACATGCCCGCCACGGATGATGCCGATGACCAGTATCAGGGCGACTACGACGGCGACTTTAAGAAGGCGATCGCAACAGCCGGGCGGCTGAGTGAAATCGACATGCTGTACATCGACGACACTCCTGGCCTGTCACTGGCGCATATCGTTACCGAATGCCGTCGAATTAAGCGCGAGAAAGGCTGCGTAGGCATGATTCTGGTTGACTACCTGACGCTGATGACCGCCGAAAAAGCAGACCGTAATGACCTGGCCTACGGGATGATCACCAAAGGGTTGAAGAACCTGGCCAAAGAGCTTGGCTGCGTCGTCGTGCTGCTGACTCAGCTCAACCGCGAACTGGAGAAGCGAGTGAATAAACGCCCGTTGCCGAGTGATTCCCGCGACACAGGACAGATTGAGCAGGACTGCGACTACTGGGTTGGTATCCACCGGGAAGGTGCTTTCGATGACAGCGTGCCGCCGGGCGAAACCGAGTTAATCCTGCGACTCAACCGCCACGGCAGTACCGGAACGGTTTATTGCAATCAGATTAACGGGGCAATTTACGACACAGACCAGCAGGCCGCCGCCGCAGAACGTCGCGGGCGCGAGCAGCAGCCGAAAAAGAAAGGGGGCTTCTGATGAAAGGCAAACAGGCAATTCTGCGTTATCTCGAAACGCACCGGACCTTCACTGCGAAGGATGTGGCCACAGAGTGCGTCATGACCATCAACTGCATCACCAAGAACGCTATCGATCTGGAGCGGGCCAGGAAGATTGTGCGCGTGAGCAAGGTCTGGCGAACGGTGACTTACCGCCTGGCGACGCCGGAAGAGCAAGATGGTACCGCGCGCAGCTGCACCAACGGAATATTTCAGGAGTGCCGCAACAGCGCGGCGATGAAGCGAGTATTGATGGTTTGGGGGAGGGTAGGGGTATGAGCAACAAATACGAAGATCTGATTAAAAACGCCAGGGTGAATGCAGAATGTGGTGAGCACATGTCACCGGCAGAAGTTACGACTCTGCTTAACGTGTTTGAAACCACATTCGCTGCGCTGGCTGCGGAGAATGCGGGGCTGAAGCAGTTCCCTGACCAAATCGTTAGCTTCATCGGAAAGTTGGGCTCAAGCGAAATCGGCAGAGACACGAAAGAAAAAATTGAGTTCGCTGCGAATAAGGTCAAAACCCCAGCCACCGACGCTTTCCTGGCTGAAGTGCGGGCGCAGGGTGTGGAGATGTTTGCCGCACATAAGCGAGAACGACAGCAGGCTCTGCGTAGCCGAAGCATGAGGATGTCTGAAGAGGCTGCTGGCATGGCCGCAGATGCTGAGAACTTCGCCGACGAGCTTCGCAAAGGAGTGCAGTCATGAGCGATAGATTTTACATGCTTTGTACTCGCGAAACGGTTGGCAGTAACGCGTCATTCCACTGCCACAACGGCAACGGATATAGCTCCAATATAGACCGCGCCCACGTGTACACCCGTGAAGAAGCTCAAAGAAGCTGGGAATTGGGTAGAGAGATTGATCAGCCGGTTTGCGCTGACAGTGTTGATTCCATGGCTGTCTGGCATGTCGATTGTCAGTACATACCTACCGAAAGTGTTATTGAGCCTGGCTGTGAGTCCTATGTGGCCTACAAAAAAGGCAGTTGGAACGGTAACGATGTGTACTGGTTGCAACATGGAGGCCTTCCAACTGACGACTTCAGTAAGGCATTCGTTTTTGTATCCGCCAACACGGCAGAGCCTGGCATTGTCTGGATTCCTTTTGCTTTAGCTGACAAGGCTAAGCGCCGCACGTTCAGCATCAATGAGTTTAACCGACGCACCATGGTTCAGGCGGCAGGGCTTGTCATGCCTGAGTGGCTGAAAAAGCACAACCGAAAAAAATCACGCAGCGGTAAGGTTCGCTGGAATTGCCCTTGCTGCGGAAAGATTAGCTGGCAGCTAAATCCATACGATTTCGATGGCTGCAGTGACATTGAATGTGAAGGTTGGAGGACCGCCCAATGAGCAACATCGACAAACGCGATATTCACAATCAGCAATTGAAGGCGTTTATTACTGGCTTCCTTACCGACCCAGCGCATGACAATCAGTCGCCTCGCAGCATGACTGCAGAGGTGTTTCGTATCGCGCTGGCATCTCTCGAAGCGGATCCTGTGGCGTGGCGATCGCTTTATTACGAGAATCACGGCCTTCTGACAGATTCAAAAAATGTCCTGGCATCCTGGCAAAAGCAAGGCTGGGAATGTGAGCCGCTTTACACCGCCCCGCCAGCACCGATATCTGATTCGCTCCTGTCAGATCTCTTGACGATTGCGAAAACTGCCGCCAATGCGGCAGACGAGTGCGCACATGCTGAGTTTGGCGACGACTCGATGGAACATTCAGCCGCAATAGCTGACTGGGAGCGCCGCGCCGCCATGCTTCAGGGTGCCGATGGCAACTCTCCTGTGATTGCGAAAGCATACGACATTGAAGCGTTCGGCGTATTCAGTGCAACTGAAGGCAAAAATGGTCTGCTGCTGCAGATCGAGCAATTTTGGTTCGGTACCGAAAACTGCCCGCAGATAGGTAAGGAAAATATGGTTCCGAAGTTTGCTCTTCAGGCAATCATCAATAGGCTTCAGGCTCATTGCAATAGCATGGGAGAAGATACGCTGATTGATATTTTTGCATCTTCAGCAGCACCTCAGCAGGAGGATAAATGACTCCACTACTCTGCCCATTTTGCGAATCGACAGCGCTTGGTATTGGCTACTCATTCAGTATTATGGGAAAGAAGCGCTACGTCCACTGCAAATGTGGTGCTCATGGGCCATTAAAGCGCAATAAGGCTGAAGCAATTTCTGCATGGAATAGCCGAATGAAGGTGTGGTTTTACGACCCAGAAACGCTGGCATGTGCTGGCGAGCGCAGGAGAACTGCGGCTTACATTGATAGTCTTAAGCAAGACGGCTTCACGCTAGAACTAATTGCAGCACCGCAGCAGGAGGTACAGCCGTGAGTAATCACATCATCAAATATGACTATCTGAAGTGGTTTACTGAATTTGGCCACCTGAACAGAGGTGATATGCTCACCTCAGAA